CGCACCGAGGCGAACCTCGCCGACGAGACCCGCTACCCGGATCCGCTCCTCGACGACACCCGCGACGCGTTCGAGGAGTACGTCGAGGAATACTGTGGTGTCGCCTGGGTCCCGTCCTACGGCGTCGAGCGTCACGTCGGGAACGGCCGCTCAACCCTTGCCCTCGACCACGTCCACCCGACCGCCGTCCGGCGGGTCGTCGTCGACGGCGTCGCCCAGGACGTCGCCCGGTTCCAGATCGTCGGCGGCTACCTCCTCGAGTGGATCGACTACGCGTTCGACCTCGACGCCCCCGTCGAGATCCACGTCGAACACGGCGAGGTCCGCCCCCCGAACCGGCTCCGAGCTCTCGTCGCCCGTGAGATCCGCGCCGACCTCCTCGCCCGTTCCGCGAACGCGCCCACTCAACTCCTCTCGGAGACCGTCGAGGGCGTCACCGTCCGCTACTCGACACCCGACTATCTCGCCCACCGGCCGACCGGGAGCCTCCACCTGGACGCCGCCCTGAACGCGTACCGGCGGCCCCGGGCGTCGCTCGGATGACCTCGACGACGCTCGTCCGGTCGGCGACGAAACGCCGTCTCCGGGATCTCCTCGAGTCCGCCTCGGAGCTCTCCGGGGTCGACGTGTCCTACGGGCCGCCACGGAACCCGACCGCCGGAGCGGTCGTCGCGTTCGGCGACACGCTCGGCGAGCTCACCGTCGCCGCGATGCGAGCCGGGCGGGTCCCGTACGACGACCGGTTCGTCGTCGAGATCATCGTCGGCGCGTTCGAGCCCGGCGACTCCGACCACGAGCTCGTGGACCGGCGCGCCGAGGAGCTCGCCGAGGCCGTCCGTTCGATCGTCGCGGACCGGCCGACGCTCGCCCTGATCGACGGCGGCGACGGACTCGACGGGATCGTCGCCGCGGTCGTCGAGGACCTCGACGGCCCGACCCCGTGGCGGACACCCGACGGCGTCGGCGCCGCGTGCCGAGTGTTCGTCGCCGTTCACGCCCGCATCACCTGAGCCGAGGAGGCCCACCCGTGCAGAGGATCACCTACACCGGACCGTCCCACGCGGTCGACGTGGAGATCGCCCCGAGAAAGTTCCTCACCGTTCCCCGCGGTGAGACCGTCGAGGTCGCCGACCGGCTCGCCGAGTCGCTCCTCGAGCAGTCCGACACCTGGGCACCCGCCCAGGAGCCGAAGAAGGCCACGACCAATAAGGAGAGCGCGGCGTGAGCATCAACTCGCAACTCGGCGTGAAGAAGGAGACGACGTACGGGACCGCCGTCGTCGTCGACCGGTTCTTCGAGTTCACCTCAGAGGGGATCACCCTCGACACCGGCCGGTCCGTGTCCGACGGGCTCCGCGCCTCCCAGCGTGTCGCCCGGTCCGACCGGTTCGTCCCGTACGTCGCCGGGGCGTCCGGTTCGATCGAGCTCGACGTCCTCTCCGGCGGGTTCGGGTTCTGGCTCGAGCACATGCTCGGCGCCGTCGCCACGACCGGCCCGGTCGATACCGTCGCCTACACCCACACGGGGACCGTCGGCGACCTGTTCGGGAAGTCGTTCACGCTCCAGGTCGACCGGCGTCTCGGCGCCGCAGGCTCGACCGCCCAGGCGTACACCTGGGAGGGCGGGAAGGTCGCCAAGTGGTCGCTTGAGTGCGAGACCGAGGGTCTCGTCGTGTTCTCCGCGGACCTCGTGTTCGAGGACGAGAAGACAGCGACCGCGCTCGCGTCGGCGACCTACCCGTCGTCAATCGTGCCGCTCTCGTGGGCGGGCGCCTCGGCGACGATCGCGTCGACCTCGATCCCGGTCACAAAGTGGTCGGTCTCGTGTGACAACTCGCTCAAGACGGACCGGCACTACCTGGCGAACTCGACCCGACGGTCCGAGCCGGTCGAGGAAGGGCTCCGCGAGATCACCGTCGAGCTCGAGTGTGATTGGACGGACCTCACGCAATACAACCGGTTCGCCGCCGAGACCCTGTCGGGGACGCTCGCCGCGATCACCTGCACCGCGCAGGCGCCGTCGAACCTGACCGGCGCGGCGTCGACCAAGAGCTCGCTCACCGTGACCCTCCCGGCGGTCCGGTTCGACTCGGTCGAGGCGAACGTCTCCGGCCGGGAGATGACGATGCAGAGCATCTCAGGCGTGGCGCTCGACAACGGGTCGGCCGCGCCGATCTCCGTCGCGTACGTCTCCGCCGACTCGACCGCCTGACCGGTGCCGCTCCCAGGTCGCCCAGCGATCCGCGTCGAGGGTCTCGACGACACCCGGCGGGCGCTCCGCCGGGCCGGGTCCAAGTCGGCGACGAAAGCGATCCGGGCGGCCCACAAGACGACCGCGAAACTCGTGGAGGGTGAGTCGCGGAGCAAGGCGTCCGGCGCCACCCGCCAACAGGCGCGGGCGGCGCGTTCCATGCTCGGCAAGGGAACCGTGAAGGCGGCCGCGCTGGCGCTTGCCAACACGGACGCCATTCCGTTCGGCGTCGGCGCCTACATGGGGTCGAAGAAGTGGGCCCAGTTCCCCGACTGGGTCGGGAACGCGTGGGACCTGGCGGCGGGGGAGGGCCCGTACGTCGTCGCCGAGGCGATCTCGGAGAACCTCGACGAGATCCTCGAACTGTTCGAGACCGAGATCCGAGACGCGATCGAGTCCGCCGGACTCGACGTCACCTAGTACCGATCCACCCCGAGAGAGGCTCACCGTGCCAACCCGAGACGATCAAGACAAGCCCATGAGGATCACCGTCGAAGGGATCTCTTACGAACTGTCGCTGAGAGAGCTCACTTGGGAGCACGATCTAGAGCTCTACAAGGCGACCGGGCTCACCCTGCCAGAGATCACGAACACGGCGACTCGCGGCGGGGTCGCACCGTTCATGGTCGCCGCCTTTGTGTTCCTCGCGCGACGACAGGCCGGAGACGAGATCACCTACGAACAAGTCGCCGAGGCGATCAACTACCAGACGCTCGCCGACGATTTCTCGATCGAGATTATCGAGGTCGACGAGACGTCCCCGGAAGCCCTCGCCGCCGACTGAGGCGGCTCCTCCCGTACCTGTCGCACTACTTCGGGCTCGCCCCCGGCGACCTCGACCGCCTCACCCGCGGGGAGCTCGACGTCTACGTCGCCGCCTGCCGAGACCTCCCGCCGCCCGGTTCCGTGTTCCTCGTGACCCCGAAAGAGTGACCGCCGATGGCACGGAAAAACGAGGTAAAGGTCGAGATCACCGGCGACGCTAAGGACCTGGTCGCGGCGACCGGTGTCGCCGACGGGGCCCTCGGCGGGTTCGGCGGGAAGCTCTCGAACTTCGCGTCGTCCGCCGGTGCGATCGCTCTCGGCGCCGGAACCGCGATCGCCGCCGGGATCGGCGCTGCGGCTGTCGGTCTCGTCAAGATCGGCGACGAGTTCGACTCGGCGTTCGACTCAATCCGAGTCGCGACCGGCGCCACCGGCCCAGCCCTCGAGGGTCTGAAAGACGACTTCCGGGCGGTCGTCGCGAACGTCCCGACGGATTTCGCAACCGCCGGAGACGCGATCGGGCAACTCTCCCAGCGTCTCGGGCTCACCGGACCGAACCTCCAGGGCGTCGCCTCCCAGGTCCTCGAGCTCTCCCGGATCACCGGGTCCGACCTGAACACGACGATAGCGTCGACGGCCCGTGTGATGGGCGACTGGGGCGTCGCTAACGATCAGATCCCCGGCACCCTCGACGCCCTGTTCCGGGCGTCTCAGGCGACAGGGATCTCCGTCGACGGGCTCTCCGAGAAGGTCGTCCAGTTCGGCGCCCCGCTCCGTCAGATGGGGTTCAGTTTCGAGGAGTCCGCCGCCCTCATCGGCAAGTTCGAGAAGGAAGGCGTAAACGGCGAGCTCGTCCTCGGGTCGATGCGACAGGCGCTCGGCCGGATGGCGAAAGCGGGCGAACCGGCGGTCGAAACGTTCCGGCGTGTCACCGGAGAGATCGCCGCCGCCGGGTCGACCTCGGAGGCGAACCGTCTCGCACTCGAACTGTTCGGAGCTCGAGCGGGTCCGGACATGGCCGCCGCGATCCGAGAGGGCCGGTTCGAGATCGGGAGTCTCGTCGACACCGTCGCAAACGGGTCGGACACGATCATGGGCGCCTCCGCCGACACCCAGGATTTCGGCGAAAAACTCCAACTCCTGAAAAACCGGGTGTTCCTCGCGCTCGAGCCGGTCGCTATGCGCGTGTTCGACGCGCTCGGCCAAGGGCTCGACGCGCTGGGCCCAATCTTCGAGACCGTCAAGGGCTACGCGGAAACGTTCTTCGCAGCGTTCTCGTCGGGTGCGGTCGACCCGAACGCGTCAGGTCTCGGCGCGTCGTTGCAGGAATACGCGGTCGTCGCCCGGGACGCGTTCGACTCGGTCGTCGGCGCGCTCCGCAACGTCGGACAATGGATCTCCGATCACCGCGAACAGATCGGCGCCGTCGTCAGTTTCGCCGTCTCCGCCTATGGGACGTACGCCCGTGTCTTTTTCTCGGTCGTCGGCCGGGCGTTCGAGGTCGTCGGGACTGTCGCCTCGTGGCTCTACCGAAACGTCCTCGAGCCGTTCATCGGTTGGCTCACGACCGACGGGCTCTCCGCCTGGCAGGCGATCGCGTCGGCGGCGTCGACCGCCTGGACGTGGATCCGGGACACCGTGACGAGCGTCGCGAACTGGTTTATGACGAACGTCGCGCCGACGATCGCCGCGGCGATGGAGTTCGGCGTAGTCGCGTTCCAGAGGATCCGAACCGTCGTCGGGGCCGTGTGGGGGTTTATCCGGCCGTTCGTCGAGGTTTCGGTCCGGGCGATCGGCGCAGTCGTCGGACAGGTCCTCGGGTTCCTCCAGGCCGTGTGGTCCGGGGCGTGGACCGCGATTCGCGGGGTCGTGTCGACCGTGTGGAACGCGATTTCCGGGATCGTCGCCGGGGCGCTCGCGATCATTCGCGGCGTGTTCCAGGGCGCGACGGCGTTCCTGACCGGGAACTGGTCCGGCGCGTGGAACGCGATCCGGACCGTCGTGTCGGGTGCGGTCGGGATCATCGGGTCCGTTATCGGCGGGTTCGCCGGGATCGTCCGGTGGACCCTGGCGGGTGTCGGGTCGTTCATCTCGTCGGCGTTCTCCGAGCCGTTCTCGACGGCGGTCGACGTCGTCCGCTACGGGATCAGGCTCATTACTGGCGCGTTCTCCGGGATCGTCGACGGGATCGGCCGGGCGTTCTCCGGTGTCGCCGATGCGATCTCCGGGCCGTTCAGTTCGGCGTTCTCCGGTATCCGCTCGCTCTGGAACTCGACGGTGGGCGGGTTCTCATTCTCGGTTCCCGAC